TGCTTGTCCCGTTGAGGACCAAGAAGCTACCTTTGCATGGAATTCGATAAAGAAGCTACAGCCGGCTTCATGCCGGTGTATGGAAGCTTCCTTGGTTCGTTCCGTCGCTGACCATTTCTCTTCACCACCACCCTCTCTTCCTACCGGCTACATTTCCTTTGTTCGTCGAGTTGAGCGTGAGATGTTTCCCCACGGATGGGATTCGTCCTCGTATGAACGTTTTGTTAGAACTGTTGACCCTCCCATTTCGGCCTGCGACGAGGTCCCTCGTAGTTATGGCGGCGTGCATGGTCTTGCCTCCGGGCAAGATGCGTCCTTTAGACAGTCGGATTTCCTTTCGACTTGTCTCGAGGGCGCGCGCCGTCCCCTATCTACTCGGTCCTACCTCACGGTCGTTCAATCAGCGGGTAAACCCCGGCCTCTGAGTAAGTTTTCCGCCGATGCGCTTCATTTGAAACCTCTTCACAAGAGTATCTATGAGCACATCTCTCGGTTTTCCTGGCTCTGCCGTGGCGATTTTACCTCTGAGAAATTGAGGGATGCCGGTTTTTCTTTTTGTGAAGGCGAAACATTGACGTCAGGTGATTATAAATCCGCCACCGACAACCTCTCTATAGAAGTTGCCGAGGCGATTATGGACGAGCTGCTTCAAGCCACGGTCTCTGTGCCGGGGTCTATGAAGGCTTATGCTATGTCCATCCTGCGGCCGTCATTGTATAACCTAGAGTTTGATATAGATGAATTTTCTCCTTCGCGTGGACAGATGATGGGTTCCATGCTTTCTTTCCCCCTTCTGTGTATACAGAACCGGATTGCCTTTTTGTATTCGGGGCATTCCGTGGGGATTGATTGCAGTGAGTTCCCTTGTCTGATCAACGGAGACGATATACTCTTCCGTTCCGGACCGCACTTCAGTGCGCTCTGGATGGACGTTGTACGTCGTCTCTCGTTAGAAGTCGAGCGTTCTAAGACTTCCGTTTCTCCCCAGTATGGTTCTTTGAACTCCACTTTATGTGTTCGCTACGGCAAACGATATCGTGTGGTTCCTACCATTCGTATGGGGATGTTACGGGAGTCCGAGTCGCTCGACTCTCTCGCGACGGGTTTTGATGATTTTATAAAGGGCTTGAAAGGTACCTATCGCTTTAAAGCAGCGATGGCCTGGTTCAGCTGGAACATAGGAAAAATTCGGCCGCTTGGCCTCACGACGTATGACTTGGGTTTCCGTGGACCCCTGGCTTATCGTGCGACCAAGCGATTCGGTTTGAGCACGACGGTAACTCACACGCCAATCCCTTCTTTGTCCATAGACAATGGCCTCTCCCTCTCCTCCTCCGGGTGCGAATTTGTGGATCCCGAGGTCCTGTGTGACGAAGATAAGGTAGTCAACCTTTGTGAATTAGCCGCCTGGAAGTGGAGGACGTCTTTTAAAATTTCTGATAAGAAAGAGGCCGCTATGCGTTTTCATCTAGCTATTTCTGCCACTAGAGTTGATTCTCCAAGTTTCAAGCCGCTTGTTTGGGGCTCGGACGAGTGTGAATTGACACGGAAGTGGCATAGCGCCAAGATGTATAGCGTTCCTCGGGACAAAAGAAATCGCGGGTTTCCCGTCCTAGCTGGTTATGTAGGTCGGTTACCAACGTATGATGAAGTTTTAGCGGGAGAGATAGACGTCGGCTCAGTTGAGCCATTCACAGAAAAGAAAGAGAAATGAACCTAACGCCGTAGGACGCAGGACAGGGCTTAGCGCTCCCGCTCATGAAATAAGTAAATATGCTAGACAGGTGCGCCTCCGAAAGAGGTTAGCGCTGCGTCCGCCCGGTTGGAACCCGGATAGTGTGTTTGCAAGGTGTGCATTGAACAACGGAGTGATCCGTCCTTGGATGAAATCCAGTGTAGTCGATTCGTTCGGCAGCTCGATGTAGTCATGTATCATCGTGGAGTTGGAGGACAGCGGTCCCCTGGCAAACCTAGTTGTCTCGGCCGGTCGTTTGAAATAGTGCGAGGGGGTGGGTAGGAAACTCCCATTATGCCTCAAACCATTTCTTAACTTCAAGTACTTTTCTAAAGAAGGACGTAGGCGTGTTGTAGGACACCCGAACCTTTGTGAATG